TCATAGTACTTGGTCTGCTGTGGCGTGAGTGGCACCTCGCGTGTGGAGTACAGCATGTCCGGCAGGTCAAGACACTCGGCTTTGGTGAATCGAATGGCTGGTTGCAAAACCTGATGCACGATAGTCTGTGCGTCGGCGCGCGGGGCCCATCGGTACTGCGAGAGCTTAATCATTACGCGGTCGCGGAACGCGCCGAAGAACTTAGGCACAGCGTCAGGGTTCACCAGCTTGGCCAAGCCATACGCATCGAGCGGTGACTGCGATGCAGGTGTGCCCGTCATCATCCACAGGCGGGTACTGGGCTTTATGAGCGCGGCCACGCACTTCCAACGTTCGGTCTGCACGGTCTTGATGGCATTGGCCTCGTCCACGATGATGAGGTCGAACCCGCCGTTGATTAACTCGTTGGTGACAACCTTTACGCCGTCGAAGTTGATGATGACGAACTCGTATTTTCCCGCCACGACTGCCTGCCTCTGAGTCTTTGTGCCCTGCGCAATTGCTACTGTGCGGTGCATCACGGTCTTGAACAGGTCAGAGCGCCACGCAGTCTCCATGATCGACACGGGGCACACAATCAACACGCGCTTAACCTTACCCTGCGTCATGAGGTAGTCAGCGGCCCACGCGGCGGCAGACGTTTTGCCTGTGCCAGCCTCGTTAAACACAAAGCAGCGAGGGTTAAGCGTTAGGAAGTCCGCAGTGGTGCGTTGATGATCGAACGGGGTGAACATCCCGGGCCACTTGTACCTGCCCCGGATGGGGCTAGGAACGTCCTTGATGCCCATGTTGCGAAGCAATTGCACCTCGTCAAAACCCCAGTTGACTAGCAACTGATCTATATCTCCGTTGGTCGCAACCACTTTACTCTTAGGAATGATCGCAGTGATTTGCCCTGCTTTGCGCGTGTTGAACAGCAAAGCTTTGTCTTGAATGACTTGCATAAATTTTGAATAGAAATGTTGATAGGCGGAAAAAGAGGCCCGGTAGCAAACTACCGGGCCAAACTTCCCTCAAGGAGGATCATGGATGCCAGTTGGCGCTGGCGGTTAAATCGTATCTTACTTTTTGCGCTCGCGCTTAGAAATTTGCGATTTCATCGCGCCAGTTTTTGTGCGAGCAAAGCTGGTGTTCTCGCCTTGTGGAACTGCCCGTAGGTTGGACAATTTGGACTTGCCGCCCTTGGACATGGCCTTCTTGTGGTCCACGTCAACGGTATCTGGCAGTGTGCCGTTGGCCTTCTCATAAGCGCGTCGCGCTTTATGGCGCTCGGACTGCGCGGCCAGTTGTTTAGGTGTGCCTTGGTAATTTTTGTACTCGGCAGCGTAATCGCGGGGTTTAGCCATGATGGTACTCACATGAAGAAACAGGGCAGAATTTGCAAAGGGCTGAACTGCGGGGATTCCACACACCCACGTCAACGGCCTTCTCGATGGCCCCGGCTCTGCCTGCCCACTTGGACAGAATCTCGGGGAGCTGAGCACGAGTGTACTCAGACTGAATAATGTCGCCAACCACCACGAACAGGAGCACGCCCTTGACCTTCTCGACTGTCGGGTGGTGCAGCATGACCATAGCGGCCATAAGTTCAAGCTGCGCAGTGTCTGCGTACCGGCTGGACTTGCCGGTCTTGTAATCCGCTACGCGGGCGGTCTTTCCTGACTTGTTGATGGCAAGGTAGTCCGGGATGCCCCGGAACCATACGTCTTTGTCAAAAAAGCCACACGGGCTAAAGTCAACTCGGATCGCCATACGGTCTTCGCACCGGATTTCGCCGTCATGGGCGGCAAGAGGCTCGACAAAGTGTTGGAACTGCGCGAACTGTGCGGGTAAGGGGGTGCCGTCTTTGATGTAATCTTCAAAGGCTTTGTGTACTGCTGTTCCATATAAAGTTGCTTGCGTGTCTTGTGATTTGAATTTTTTGAGGATACGGACTTCGTGGTAGCGACGAGCGCAACCCTCGTAGTCTTTGACGGACGAATAGGAATGAGCAAGTGCCATAGGAAATAACCAAGGTTTGTTTAAGCCCCCAGTTTAACCGCCATTGGCTACCTGTTCAAGAAACCCCCGCAGGGGCTGCAAATGTTTCAACCCGTCAAAGTTGCTACCCCGTAATGTCATACGGTTTGAAATGTGTAGGTCGTATCCCTCTTTCGGATACCGCGGTTTCGGCGGTTTTGGGTCGTCCACAATAACAATCTCAATCGGGTCATTATCAGCAGTCGCCATAGCTCGCTCCTATACCTGATTCACATGCCAACGGTAGGCCAGCGGCCCACTTGGGGTTCCAGTTCATGCACTCTTCCAGATAGGCGTGCGCCTCAGCGGCTTCGTCTTTCTTGGCGATGATGGCCACGGCGTCATGCACCGTCAACACGACCTTGTATCGCTTGGCCGCGCGCAGCATCTGCTCGGCCACGACCTGACGGGCCACTGCTTGGCAGACGTTCTCCACCACCTTGCCGCCGTAGATGCGAACAGGCAGACCCTTGGAGTAGTAGACCAGCTCGAACTTGCCGGTGTCTGGGTTGGCGACCTCGCGTAAGCCGGGGTACTGGATGTGCAGCCCGCTCGGCAGGGTCAGCCCTTTGCCGGGAATCGCTTTGATCAAACCCACAGCGTCGATCTGCATCGACTGGCCAGTCAGCATCGCTTTGAGCGCGTCGCCCGCGTTGCGCCAGAAGTCCACGATCTTAAAAGCCGAACTGCGGTACGTGTCGATAATCCGCTTGGACTCATCAAGAGACACCACCACACTGGCTTGAGTTTTTAGGAACGCTTGCAGCTTGACGTGGCCGACCCCATAGCCTGCGCCCAGCACCACGGTCTTACCCACCTGCCGTTGGCTACCGGCCCCAGTGGTTACATCCTCAAGAGGGATGCCGTATATCTTTGCGGCCATGAGCCTGTACACGTCCTGCTTGTCCTTGAACGCCTGCACCAATTCGTCCTGCCCGGCCAGCCACGCCAGCACACGGGCTTCGATCTGCGCAGAGTCACAGTCGATCACCACATACCCATCAGGGGCCATGATGGCTTTCTTGATCTTGCCTGCGTTCGCGCCGCGTGACGGCAGGTTCTGCAGGTTTACAGAGTCTTGCCCGGACCAGCGGCCAGAATGAGCACCGTAATAACGAAGAGGTACAGGAAAACGGCCTCGACCAGACATGCCAATAAAGCGCTCAGTACGAGTCTCTTCAAGTGTCGTCTTATTTCCAAGTCGCGCGGCAACGAGGGCTTGTACTCGCTCATCTTCATGTTCCTCAAGCGCTTTGAACGCCTCATCAGTTTTGGCAAATGCCCATGCCGTCTTTTTGGTGGCGGGGCTTATCTTGGTGGGCGGGTCAATGCCAAGTGACTCCAGTGCTTTGGCGAACTTGTCGTTGGACATAAGCAGGGTCTTGATGCCCGCCATGCCTTCGGTGTAGATCGCATGCACGTACTCGGGGTCCGCGTCCTTGAGCATATTGTCGCGCACGGTCTCCAGCAGAGCCAGCTTGTTTTCCTTAACGGTTTCCAAGTGCTTGGCCAACTGCACAGGGTCCAGCTCCAGCACAGAGTCAATGAACATGCGCAGTGTCAGGTCGATCAGCTTGAGTTCCTGCTTGGGGAACCCCATGCCCATGTACCTCATGAAGAGGTCGTACGTCAGCTCCACGTCGTTGTTGCAGTACTCGCCGTACTTGGCCAGTTCGTACGGTGTGAAGTCCTTGTAGTTCATGCCCTTGGCGTTGTCCACCTCAGTGCCCTTGATGCCGACTCCCATACGCTCGGCTTGGTTCTTGAGGTTGTGCGAGCGCTCGTGGGGGAACAGCGCACGGGACATGCCCATGATGTCTGTCCACACCATTGGGTTGATGCCGTAGTGCCACGCCATGATGGCCCCGTCGAACGCAGTGTTCTGGCCGATGACCATGGCATCAGACCAGTCGATGCTGGCCAGTACCGAGGCAACCTGCGGCTTGGGCACCCACGTCGTAACGCCGTCGGCAATCTTGTAGGAGAACCCGATGACCTCCCACTGCGGGCCCCGCACGTACTCTTCCGTTGTGAGTTTGGAGAAGCCGTAATCGGAGCTGTAAAAAGTCTCAAAGTCGATGGTGACAATTTTCATTTAGGTGTCCTGCGCATTGCTGCGTCGAGTTGTGCGGCGCGATCTTCGGCCGTGTCTTCTTCTGTTGGTTTCCATGCAAGGTTGGATTTCTTTGCGCGAAGTTCACGGCGCTTTAGGTTTGCGTTTAACTGGCGCTCCTGTTCCGGCGTCATCTTCGGTGAGTGGTCTTGCAAAAAGCTTGTAATTGGATCGGGCGAATCGTGGGTCATCGAGCATTACCTCCAGCACAATCAGGTTCGTTTCGTTGATGACCATCGCAAGGCCACCAGCTTCGTCAATTCTTTTAAGGTTAAGAGTTTGCAGATCGGTCGGCTTGTTCTTGCCAGCCTTGGCTTCGATGCCGATGAACCGCCCGTCGAGGCACGCAAGGATGTCTGGCGTACCGTTGTTCGCAGAGACGCCGCCGATGTAGTTGACCGCATACGCCTTGTGCTTCTTGAGCAGCGCATGAATCTTGGCTTTGACTTTGGACTCAGGCGTTGCCATGTTGAATCTCCTTGAGCTTCATGTTGTAGTGGTGCCACTTCTCGGCATCAGGCGAATCCTTCTTGCCTTGGCGCATGCCGTACTTGATGAGGTTGCCCTTGAGGTAGCCGATGAACTCCTCGCGGGTGAGCAGCGCTTCCATCACAGTCCACGGCTGTACGCCCATGTCCTTGTAGTGTGAGCCTCCGGCTTGAATGTCGTCTGCGCGTTTGTCCGCGTTGATGCGGCTTGTGGACATCATGTGTTGCAGCTCTTGTTCTTCTTCAGTGGTGAGGTCAGGGAACATTTCAATTTGTTGCATGGTTTTCTTTCATGGTTGGGATGGTGCCATAAACGACGCGGAAGGGCCACGTCAAATCATATTTTGGCTGAGTAGTTATCGAGTTTTTTAGTCCGGCCGTACGGGATACGGGTGAGGCTGGCTTTGCTGTATGTGGTGATGTTGCTATTTGAGTTGAGGTCTTTTGATCTGCCATTGGGAACCTTGGGTTTTAGGGATGCAGTGTCCGTGATACCTGCACGCCAGTTGAAGACGTTGTTTGTGGATTTGATGGTGCCGTCTGGCCAAGCGAGTGGGTGCTTTTTCATGGGGCCTTTCAAAACAAAACAGTTACGGGTAGGGTCGAATCGAACAAGATCATTGACTTGCATGTGTTGTCTCCACGATAGGGCGCATCTTCTTTAGGCGCAAGTTTTCCATTACATCGGCCATGGCGGTCTCCAGTTGCTTGACGGTAACGGTCTCAAGCTGTGCGTCGTGGATTTCCATGACTAAGTTTAAGGCTACCAGTTCAGGGCCACGGGCGATGAAACGAAACGAGTTGGCTACACCCCGACGTGCAAGGTCAAGGATAGCGTCTTGCGCGGCCCGGATTTCTAACTTCCAGTCCTCGCCTACGCCGCGATTGGCCAGCGCCTCTGTGATGTTCAGGGCATCAATCAACGCGTCAATATCGCGGCGCGCGGCAGTCCCCATACGCAGGTTATTCATTGCGTCGTGATTGCGGATTTTGAGCGTAGTGCCTGCACTGATCTCATCAACTTTTTTCAAGCTCGCCTGCACCCACGTCATGTTGTCAAGGCGCACCCCTTTGGGTTTGTATTTGCTTCGCTTACGCATCTATGTGTTCCCCCTTGCTCGGATGGCATCAATCAAAGTCCCCTCTGCTGACACTACTTTTAATTCAATCAAAAGTTTTATTACCACCTCACGCTCATCAGCACGGACAAGCTCGGCAAAGCGGCCTTGCTTCAATACCAAGCCGCCCACAACGTCAATCAGCCTGTGTATCTCAGCCACCAGCGCGGCTGTCGTTTCAACGTCTACCGGAACTACTGCGTTCGGAAATAGCCATTCTTCTTTCATTTGTTCCCCCCGAACATTGTGCGTAGCTCTTGGTACAGCTTGAACGCCTCACCCACACTGATGTTGGCCAGCACACTGTCCGCAGTAGGCGCAGTAGGCGCAGTAGGCGCGGCCACTTCGATAGGGCTCGGCGGTAGGGTAGGGGGCAAGTCCTTTTTGTTTTTGGTGGGTTTGGGTAGTGGCGCGTATTCTTCTTGCGATACATACAAGCCACCATGCTCCTTGCGGATGTTTCCTCGCGCAACCATTATGGAGAGCAGCGAGGTAGATGAGCTTGCATTAACGCCCATTTTCTTCAGCGCAGCAGCGGCCGCGAGACGCGTAACCCCGGGGTTATCACGCACGTAATTAAACGTGATGCGCGTGGAGTTGGTTGTAATTTTGCGGCCGATGTTAGTCGTCATAGTTGTGGGTGTAGGCACGGGGTTATTCCATTGGTTGATTACTTTGGACATTTCTGATTTGAGATCAGGCATAAACTTTTAACCTTAAAACAATTTGAGTTGGCGGTCGTCTTCGACC